AAAGACATCGGCATGCCATGGTTCAAGGTACACAGCAAAAGAACCTTTTCTTTTACCACCTTGATTAATCCATCGTGCAACTTCGTTATACGTTTTCATCATAGGTAGTAAACCGTCAGATTCGCCACCAGTTCCTTTAATATAAGAACCCTTTGCTCTTACATCATGAACATGTAGTCCAATACCACCAGCCCACTTAGATATATTTGCAACGTCTTGAATAGTATCAAATAAACCATTAATATCATCACCTTTATTTCCAATTAAGAAACATGAGGACATTTGTGGTCTACGAGTACCGGCGTTAAATAGTGTTGGTGTTGCGTGAGTGTAGAAGTGTTGTGACAGGTCATCGTAAATTCTAAGACCCATTTCAATGTCACCATCACAAATACCCATTGCGACTCTCATATACATATATTGTGGTCTCTCAACTATACGTTCACCAATCTTTAGTAAGTAAGATCTCTCTAAAGTTTTAAACCCAAAGTAATCAAAATCAAAATCTCTTTCCTGTACAATTGCACCATCAATAACCGCTCTGTTCTTCTTAACAAAATTAAATAGTTCATCGGATATCAAAGAAGATTCTTGTCCTGTTCTCGGTTCTATGAATGAATACAATTCCTTAATAGATTGTGAGAATTTCTTTGGTGTTGTTTTGTGTAAATTAGTAACCGCTAAACGTCCCGCTAATTTTGCATAGTCAGGGTGAGTAGTTGTCATTGACGCAGCAGTCTCAGCGGCTAACGTATCTAACTCAGTTGATGATATTCCATCGTATATTCCCTGTGTAACTTTTAGGGTAATGTACGTTGGATCAACATAATCTAAATTTAAATCAGAACACAAAGAGGAAATTCTCCTTGTGATCTTATCATATCTCATTTCCTCTAAGGAACCATCTCTTTTTTTAACTTTCATCTCTTGTATATTTTAAAAATCCATTTCACCAAACGCAGAATCTAAATCCTCGTCTCCTTCGCTATTAACTCCCGCCTTTTGGTATTCAGCGACTCTCTTTTCAAAGAAATTGGTTTTTCCTTGTAATGCGATGTTTTGCATAAAATCAAATGGGTTCTCAGTGTTAAATTTCTTTTCAATATTTAATGAGTCCAATAATCTATCAGTAACAAATTCTAAATATTGTTCCATTAAATCTGCGTTCATACCAATTAATCTAACTGGTAGTGCGTCAAGAATGAATTCCTTCTCAATTTCTAATGCCGAAAGGATAATTTCCTCAATTCTTCCTTCTGGTAATTTATTTTCAATGTGTTCATTGTATAGATGACATGCAAAATCACAGTGAAGACCTTCGTCTCTTGAAATAAGTTCATTAGAAAAGGTTAAACCTGGCATTAAACCACGTTTCTTTAACCAAAAAATTGAACAGAATGAACCTGAAAAGAAAATACCTTCAACCGCAGCAAACGCAATAAGACGTTCTGCAAATGACTCAGAATCAATCCATTTAAGTGCCCACTCCGCCTTCTTTTGAATTGCTGGAATAGTTTCAATAGCATTAAATAATCTATCTTGTTCTTCGGTATCTTTGATAAGAGAATCAATTAACAATGAATATGTTTCTGAGTGAATATTTTCCATTGCAATTTGAAAACCATAGAAAAACTTCGCTTCAGTATATTGTACATCATTAATGAAGTTTTCTGCAAGGTTCTCATTAACAATACCGTCAGACGCCGCGAAGAATGCTAATACATGTTTAACAAAATGTCTCTCGTCATCGTTTAATTTGTTAACCCAATCACTCACATCTTGTTGTAAGTCAATTTCCTCAGCAGTCCAAAAACTTGCTTCCTGTTGTTTATAATACTTCCAAATATCATTGTGTGTTATTGGGAATAGGACAAATCGTCCCGGATTTTCTTGTAAAATCTTTTCTGTCATCTTAATTATTTTAATTGTTATTGTTTAATTCCTTGTGATTGTTTGTACAATTCAGCCGCTCTTTTGTTGTTCCTTTGAACTTTATTCTGTTCAAATCCTAACATAGTCATCTGTTCCTCAAGAACGATTTCCATCATTGAGTTATCAAACTTACAGTCATTGAAGGTAATACCGTCTTGACCAATTCTTGATTTGACTAAAGTTACGTTAGCCGTTTTGTTTTCTTTTTGTTCATTTGATCTTGATATAGATAAAATGATGTGTGATGATTGTGCCTTTTTAATAGAACCACCGAAATGATCTACACCAGGTACATCAACAGTACTTGATTGTCTGTTACCTTGAGCCGCAGTCCAAACACCTATGTTCATTTCGTGACACATAGATTCTATCGACCTAATAATTGCACCTTCACCTTTCCACTCTTCACCATTGATTGACTTATCAGATGTAAGACAGTCAATATAATCAATAAGTACTAAGTCGGGTTTTTGTCCTTGTGCCGATACTTTTCTAATGATTCTTTTAATGTCCCCCGTTGTTGATGATCCGTTAGGTAATCTAACCAACTTAAGACTACCAAATCCTTCTCTACTTGTCGCCTCTTCGATCTTCTGTTGAACATACACCTTCTGTTCACTCTGATGTTTTGCTTCAACACCAGACCACACCGTAAAGTGTTTTCTTTGTATTTGTGCATTACTATCTTCAAAGAAGAACTGAATTACGTTCTTACCTTGATTAACCGCCGTGTTTGCAAACTTCGTTAAAATTGTTGTTTTACCTGTCCCTGTAGGTGCTAAGACCATACCTAATTCACCATGTGATAATCCACCGTCAAGTAAATTATCTAAACCAACAATTCCTGTCGCCATTGGAGTTCTCATATCGTTCTCTAACGCTTCAGAAATATTATCTAATATATCCACAACAACATCATCCGAAACACCCACTTGGAGTGCTTCTGCAATCATCTCTTCAATTCTATCATACGATTGGAAATCTCCACCATGAATTAATTTATCCACATCTTTCAAAGTCTTCTTTAGACTCTGTTGTTTACAGAAATTAAGTGCGGTGTCCTTTACAAATGAAGGTGTATGTACAGGGTCTTTAAGATTCTCAATTGCATCTAATGTGTCAATATGTATCTTACTTGTATTAGGGTTTGCAAGTGAACTTTCGGTAATCTTTTGTCTGACTGTTTCATAGTCAGGTACTCTCGAATTGTAAGTGATAAATAACTCTTTTACGTTTTGAACAATATACTTAAATGTAATATTGTCAAAATACTTACTGTCTAAAACTTCGAGGATTTGTTCCCCGTACTTTTTGTCTTCGATTATTGATTTTATTAACGTTTGTTGGAACTGATTTCCCAACTCACCGAAATTCTTTTCTTGCATGATTATCTCAATTTTATTGTTTTTATTCTACTTTGTTAAGTCGTATGACATGTAAGTGGTGTTAACATCATCATATGATAAGGTCTCAGATAAATCGTTTAAAATTCTTCTAAGTTTTGGTCTAATATCTACCGAGTATCTCACCTTAGGTGGGAAGACATGTGCAGCGAATATCCTTTGAATAAATACTGCGTCATTCAACTTAAGTTCAAGTAAAAAGTACTCTTCTTCTTCAACCTCGGTAGTGGTCCCAGAGTCTAAAACGGGATAATAGTTTTGATTACTACTAAGAAAATCCAATGTTTTTTCTTTTAAATCGTTTGAAATTTCTTCACAAATATTTGATACCTCCGTATTAATATCTAAAGATCTTTTCGCATTATGGTTAAAATCCTTCACGTTGAAGAATCTTTGACAAATTATGTTACCACTAAGGGATAACAAAAATTCTACTTTAGTTGTGTCGTTATTAGTCATGATTTTTAATTTTTATTATTCTTTTATTTTTTTCCTTACGTGTTAAACGTAAAAAGGGGTTGAGGAACTTTACCCACGCATCATCTGATTTAGGGAGGACGGTGAACATACCATCTTCCATCATCATCTTCATCGTGTTTTTATAGGATCTTCCTTCAGGATCCAAATTTTCATGGATAAGGTCGGTGATTGTTTCTTGAGCTTCACTCGTAAGAAACGGTTGGTCTAAACTGACAATACTTTCGTTAAGGTTAAAAAATTCCTCACCGTAAATACCATATTTTGTAACCCCCGTTAAGAGGTTTTTAACTGTCTTGTTATTCTTATCTTCCTCGAATAATTCATTTGAACGTTCAATAATTTCATTTAAAGTCACAGGTCTTGTTTTTAGTTCAGGGAAAAGTTTTAACATTTTCTTTATTCCTAAATTATATATCCCTGTGATATTATCTGATCGATCACCACATACTATCTTAACGATTTTAACGTTCTGTATGTGTAGATCTTGATGTTCGTATTGTATTATATCATTTTGACTATAAAGTTTCCTGTGTGATGGGTTGTATATCTTTGTAGTGTCGGATGCCAATTGTGCTAAGTCCCCATCAGAGGAATAAATAATTGTATTCTCAGTACTTTTTTGTGCGTACCCAGCAATACAATCGTCTGCTTCACAGAATTCAAACTCACCTTGTCTAACATAAAGTTCTTCAAGATATTGTTGGATTCTTCTTCTTTGCTTTGTGTAGGATTCTTTTTCCTTGTCGGAACGGATTCTTTGTCTTCGGTTTTCCTTATAACGTGAATACATCTTTTTACGAGTAGCCGCACCATCTTCACCGTCCCAAAAGACAACTATCTTATCAAGTTTGTAAAGTTCGAAAGATTTTCTTAATGTGTTAATGAAGTGATATAACCCACCAATATGGTCACCTTTATAGAAGTAATTTTTTACACCATAAAATCCAATCGTAAGTAAGTTATCTCCGTCTACTAATAATACTGACATTTTTCACCTGTTATGAAGTTCAACATTCTATCCTTGTTCTTCTTTGATATCAAAGTCACCTTCAATACCGAGTTGGTCTTTCCAATAAGCGGCATGTTCTGATTTGTAAGCCTCTAACGACTTTTTCTCTTCAGCGGCGTCTTTACCTGAAAGAAACCCATGTGCTGTTAGTATAATTCTACCATCCTCATACCCAAGACCATTTACGTGGTTTTTCATAATTGAAATCTTAGATCTTGTTGCGAACTTTACCTTTCTCTTATCTTTTACTGCTGAGATTGGGTTAGTACCCGCGTTTTTCTGATTACCAAACCTAAATACTAATGTAGAGTTTAACCAAATTGATTCACCACCCTTAGCCTTAATTTTAGGTTGACTAAATGGATTATCAGGTAACTCAACCCATGGTTGGTTTACTACAACAAGTGTGTTCGTATAAGTTGAATCCACTCGTCTTGACCCTGAAATTCTTTGGTTTAGTCCCATACCTATTTTATCGGCTAACGTGGATGCGTTGTGTTGTTTTCCACCCTTACCATCAAAAGTCATTTTACATGGTACTGAACCAACTGAATCCCATAAGAAAAGTAAATCATATTCTAACTCACCACTTTTCTGTGCGTCCAATAATTCATTAATGTAATCCGTAATCTGTTCAATGTATTGAAACTCATTGTTAAATAAGAAAAACCCATCATATTCAATTTCTCCCGTCTCCTCATCAACAATTTCCTCAATCTCCATACCCATTAACCTTGCATGTGGGAAATCCCATTTCTGCTCTGTAATGATAAAAACAGGTAGTATACCTTTCTTTTGTGCATCAACTGCCGTTTTTACAAGTGCAGTTGTTTTACCCGTATCAGAATGACCTAACATCATATTGATATGTCCCATTGCAGGACCTGGTAAACCTGTAGCATCTAAAAACGCATCACCTAAATCAAAAAATCTATCAGACTTAAATTTAGCCTGTTTAGAAAACTTCGATTTAATACTTTTAAAATCTTTTTTCTTTATTGCCATGTTTATATTATAAAAGGGTCCCCAACCTCGGGGCCGACAAAAGGTCGGTTTCGTGCTCCACCAGATGTTTCCATCAAAATCTTTTTGAGGTGGGGACCCATAGGTTTGTTAATTAAAACGGTAAATCATCAGATTTAGGTTCCTCAGTTTGTGGATCTACAACAGGTGTTGGATTCGAAAATTCAACCATTGTTGGTTCGTTAGTTCCTACAAATTTCTTTTGGTCGTTGTCCCATCTTGGTGTTTCACCTAATGCAACTAATTCCAAATACTCAATAGGTTTCTTAGAATAAACATCTTCCCACGTTTGTGGATCGTTTGCCCATGCGTTAGCCTGTTCAGGATCTGTTGATAAAGGTCCAACATCTTCATACATAACAGAACTAATAGTTGTGTACTCACGACCATTAGGTGCTTTATTTAATGAAAGTGATAAGATTAAATCTCTACCCTCAGTTGGATGAGTAATATCACCTTTGTTTTTGAAGATTGGGAAGATCTTATCTAAAGGTCCTTCTTGTTTGTAGTTATGTTTGAACCTCCAAAACTTAGGTCCGTCTTCTTCGTTATCTCTATCGATAACTTTAACAATGTAGAATTTTCTTGCGTTGTAAGTTCTTGCGGTTTTTTTGTCTTCCTCAAGTCCTGTAGCAAGTAAACTATCTCTCACTTCGTTTAATGGTGATTTCTCACCTACCTGTGCTGGGTCATATATTTTCATCCAGTTATCATTAACTTGGAGTTCGTGGAATTTTACTTCTACAAATGGTGACCCTCCATCAGTGGCTGGTAGAATACGAAGTCTTTTTTCACCATTTCTCGTTCCTTTCGGTAAGATGGTTGTGAAGTATCTTTTTAGTCTTTCTTCACTTGAGATTCTGTTTCCGCCTGCGGATGGATTGTTGTTCTTTTGATACTGATTGAGTATCGCGTCAATTGTGCTCATAATTTAAAATATTTATTTGTTTATACTAAAAGGTACACAAAAAAAGTCCAAAGGTCAACCCCCTGGACTTTAATATTTTAAAATATCTTAATTTAATTTACAACTACCTTAGAGTAAGGAGATAAGATAGTTTATTTATAATAACCAACATTTCATCTCGTAAACTTAGTAGGTCGACATCCTTTGGAT